CTTGTACCCAAAACAAGCGCACTACCAGGCTGTGCTATACCGAGATTGGCAGATGTGCAGGGAGTCGAACCCCGGCTTGCGGTTTTGGAGACCGCCGTGCTACCGTAACACTTCACACCCATAAAAAAAGCCCTTAACATTTCTGCTAAGGGCTTGTTAAAATAACTTGTTAAAAAGTCACTACATAACAAACCCCTCAGTATCACCTGATGGTCCCCATGGATAACATGTGCCTGTTAGTAGTGTCATTTGAAACTTCCTTGTTTGTTTATATTAATAATATAGTGTATCTATTTATGTTTGTCAATACTTAAATTTTAAAAATTTAAATAATTTTTTGTCTTAGACAGTGCAATATTATCGATTGCTTTATTCCATTGATCTTGTGCAGGTACTTTCCACATTAGTTCTTGATCATATTCTATGTCGCTCCAAACACTATTGCCGTTTGTTCTACTGCCTAACACTTCACTTTCTAATTGTCCTGCTCCCCAACTAGCAGAACCAATAATTACTTTCCAAAATTTTGGAAATGTTCCTGCGTTGAGCATTTTAATTATTTCTTTGTCTCTTGTTACATACAAATCTGTGTTTAACAATCTAGACTGTTTAATACTAATGTCTGAACTATGTAGCACATAACATTGATTTACATCAACAGGGCCACCGTAATATATAGGTGCGTTTACTCCTAACTGTATACTCTTTCGTAGTCGTACAGCCGCTCTATTATCTATTTCTTTATTAACTACCCATCCCTTTGCACCATCGCCATTGTGTTGGTCCATATAAATCACACTATGACGAAAATTACCGTCTAATAAAGTAGGCAAACTTATTAAAAATTTTCTTTCAAAATTCATTTAGGCAATTTACCTTTTCCAAAATCAATATCAAAGTCGATAGTCCCACGTTGTATATCTAGTGCTAAAGCTCGCATGTCATCTAACAATGCTTGACAAGCAACTTCATTATATGTTCCTTGAACTCGATAACGTTCACGATGCAACTCAATTGCTTTTTCGTGCAGCACAGCGGCTTTTTGATAAAATTGTTCTACACTATGACCCATACTTGTTTCCTTTACACTATTGTAACTGTATTTAACTAGTTTGTCAATAAATACATTTGGAGAGAGAACATGGACGGAGAAATAATGAGTGCCTCAGGTGTGGGCCTTGAAATCACCAATATGTTAATGCCCTTTATTGGCGCATTACTACTACTTGTTATCACACTAATGTTTAAAGATTATGCAGCAAAGATTGCCAAAGGTATGGCTTTCAAAATGAATCCTGCATTTAAAGAGGGTGATAAAGTTATACTAGACGGCGAACGAGCGTTAATTGTTAAAGTTGGCACAACTGAAACAGTTTTTGGTATCAACAAAAAAGGTGGCGCATTTGACGGTGACTACGTTTGGAGATATGTACCAAATGAGCGTATTACTAGCTTAAAAATTGAAAAAGTTATTTTTGATAATAAGCCTGCTATAAACGCAGAGCTTATCCAGCAGAACGGACATGCAATTGAGGAGATCAAAAATGGCAATAAAAAATGAGTTTAGTTACGAAAACGCATTGTTGTTTGCTCAACTAGCACAACACTGTTATCTAGATGAAAAACAATTCAAAGCACAAGCAAAGTTATTAGGGTTTGATAATATAAAATTCTTTGACAAAGATGGTGCTCAAGCATACGGACTAGTTAAAGACAATCAAGTCATACTAGCATTTAGAGGTACAGAACCTACACAATTAAATGATATTGCTGCTGACATTAAAGCATTTCATGTTCGCAACGAATTAGGTGTAGGCCGTGTACACAAAGGATTTAAAGCTGAAGTTGATGACCTTTGGATACACATAGAACAATGGCTGAGTAAACAAAAATTCGAACAAGCATTTACTTGCGGACATAGTCTAGGAGGAGCAATGAGTACTATTGCTGCTAGTAGATTACCAAAAGGCACCATTTGTTATAACTTTGGTTCACCAAGAGTAGGAACGCCCGGTTGGGTCAAAGCGTTTAATAAAGATTATAAACTATATAGGTTTGTTAATAATAATGATGCTGTAACAAGAGTACCATTTGCAGCAATGTATTATAAACATGCAGGAAACTTACATTACATTAACACCTACGGAAATATTAGAAATGCAACACTATGGCAACGTATCAAAGATAGATTTAGAGGCTACAGGGATGCATGGACTAACAAAGTTTGGTTTGATAGCTTTAGTGATCATAGTATGGTAAAATACGTAGAACACATTTCAAAATTTAACAAATAAAAAAAGCCCTCAGTTAGAGGGCTTTTTACTTAAAATGTCGTTTTCTTCTTCAGTATAAGGCCACATTATCGTTGAGCCCTGATACTTTTAATTTGCATCATGCAAGCCTTTGCTTCTTTGTGTAAGCCTTGGCGTGATAGTTCTGATGCTGCTCTTGCATAACCTGCTACTTCACAGAAGTTCCAAAAGCCTTTAGCAAATCCTGAAAATGGATTAGCGATATAAGTTTGTACTAGTGCTGTCATTATACCCATCCTTTTAAATTTTTATTTGTATCTGCAACTCTTTTGAAACTTGCATCTTCATGTGCAATGCTCCAGATATCACCACGAGCAATACCAATGTCCCATAGTTCTTTATCAGTTAATGCCGATAGTTCTCTTATTGTACTAGAGATACGGCGTCTTTTTGTTAGTTGGGCATCTAGTTTTTTAAGCCAAGTTGCTATGCCCGTGAAGCCAACCCAGCCAAATGTATTAGCTACTAGTGTAGTCATTTTTATCTCCATTTATGTTGGATGCTTGAGGAAAGCATTACCCCGGTCTCTCCCGGCGCTACCGCTTGTGTGGCATGGGATATGCCCTTCATTTTTTCTGAGCTGAAGACGCTCTGTTGTACGTAATTATTTATAACAATAGTACAGCAATTCTGTCCTATTTACTACTGCAAACTCCACAAACACGTTATGCGATTACTGCATAGCTTTTAAATCTATTAGAAAATGCTGCAACTGCTTGGTCAAGTGTAACAAAATTAGCTGCGTTAAAATAACGCACTTATAACATCTTAAAACCAATACGTCCTTTTTGTCCAGTTGCATAATAAGTTTTATTAACTAATTGTGGAGCACCTTTAAACACTGCTGGAAACTTTGTAAAGTATGTTAATGATACTGCATCGCCACTTTGGTTGCCTTTGGTTACCAACTGTACATATTCATTGTTGTTAAGAACTTCTAACATTGCGTTTTTAAATTCATCCATTCCATTAACTACCGGAATAACTGCATTCATCACGGCTGTTAGTGTATGCCAAAATACTCTATAGTCTGGACGTTGTTCAGTACCTTTGGCAACACCTTGTTGTGCTGTTAACTGTTGTAAACGCTCGCTGTTGATATCGCCAACGTTTTGTGTGCGCTTGTCTAAGTCTGCCATAGCTTGTATATCATTTTGGTCAATAATGTTGAGCAGGCGTGCAACTTTGAGTGGTCCGTTAACTGCGCTTTCAGTTGCAAGCAAACGAATAATCTCAGCACCTGTAGGATACTTTTGAACAATGTCATCTGTCATTTGTTTATAAATGCCACTTAAACTACTTGCTGCTCCGCCACTAGTGCTAATTTTACTACTAATTTGAAGTGTTCTGCCATTGTTTAATTGTATCACACTATCAATTAATTCCATAGCTTTATCTTGTGGGAACATCACTGTCGCACCATTAAAATTATCAATTTCAAAAGCCTGCATCATCTTACTAGTATCACCTGACACACTGTTTGGATTGCTCATCAATGCAATAGGACCTAAATATTCACCGCCGTACTTTTGCAATACTTTGAAATACTTTCCGGCACCTGGTATAGGTTGACTACTACCACGCATTGCTTGATCTACTGCACTAGCCATTACTGGACCAAGATCATCTAATTTTTCTGTTCCGGATTTAATTTCGGCTGCTAGTTGTGTAGCACTACGATAGTTTGCATCTTGTATCAAATCAGCTGGTTTGATTGGCACACTTTCATCTTCTGCACCTTTACTAAACTTATATCCTCTAAGTGTCTTCCACATAGTATGTACACCTTGCGGAGGTATAGCTCTGATATAGCGTACCCAATATTGAGGCTGATTGTTACTGTCAGTTACTGACGCAATAATAGCGGCTCTAGTTCCACTGTTAGCTTTGTTATCTTCAATTTTTTTATTTACATCAGGAATTGCACTGTCTACAGCTTGCATCATTTGATCCATATTTTCATATGAATCGCCTTCTGAAGGAAGTACAGTTATATCTTGTATGGTAAGGATGTCGTCAGGATTAGTGTCACTGACATAAGTTTCGCCAGGTGCTCTAGCTGTTACACCTCTAGATTCAAATAGTTCAAATGCTCTCATACAACTATTTATTACATTTTGGTTGTAGTAGACTCATATGTACGATTGTACTGATTGTTTACACGAATAAATGTTGTGCATTTACTTAGTTGTTTCAGTGTTGCGGCCCCGACATATGTGCAAGTGCTGCGTACACCTCCCAGAATCGTTTGGACTGTTCCTGCAACTGCTCCTCGGTAAGGGACGAGGACTTCTCGTCCTTCTGAACTACGATAGTCTTTAAGACCTCCAAAATGTTTCGTATTCGCTGCATCACTACTCATCCCATAGAACTGTACAAACTGTTTTTCTTCGTAAACAGATTCATAAAACCCATCATCAATTTTAGTTACTTCGTTAGTTTCGTAAATCTTAGTAATAACCTCGCCGCCGCCTTCGTCATGTCCGGCAAGCATACCGCCCAGCATTACAAAGTCAGCACCTGCAGCAAATGCTTTAGCCACATCACCAGGACAAGTACAGCCGCCGTCAGCAATAATATGACCGCCAAGACCGTGAGCGGCGTCTGCGCATTCAATAACAGCAGATAGCTGAGGATAACCAACGCCAGTTTGGATACGAGTAGTACAAACGCTGCCAGGACCAATACCAACTTTAACAATATCTGCTCCATTTAAGATTAACTCCTGTGTTTGGTCTGCGGTAACTACATTGCCCGCAATGATTACAACATTTGGATAGTTTTGACGAAACTGTTTTACATAATCTACAAATCGTTCACTGTATCCGTTAGCAACGTCGATACAAACATACTTTAGATTTTCACCTACTTGTTCATATACATTACGAAATTTAATTTCATCTTTTTCTGTAATGCCAATACTCATAGCAACATGCGCTGTTCGTTTGAAACGTCGACTATCTGTATCAAAATAATCAACAAGATCGTTTACACTATATGTTTTAACAAGACAAGTAAACAGTCCGATATCTGCAAGTGTGTCAGCCATTTCAAATGTGCCAACACCATCCATGTTACTTGCCATAATAGGAATACCATAGTAGTGTGTTCGTTCAATATTTTCAGGAAAGTCTGGTGTATAGTTTCTAAACTTAAATTCTCGATTCAAATCTACTTCTTTACGACTGCCTAATGTACTACGCTTAGGACGAATCAGAACATCACTGTAGTCTAACTTTTTCTCTATTTCAATATGCATTTAAGCCTCTTCTATGTCTAAGGATAACGGATATCCTGCACTTCTACTATAAAAAACACTTTCAGCTACTTTTTGTTCAGCAATTTCATAATAGTAGATTCCTGCTATGCCTTTTCCATCATTGTGTACTTGCATAGTAATTTCTGTTGCTTTATCTTGGGTATGTAAAAATACATGTTTTAAAAGTTCGATAACAAAGTCCATTGGAGTACTGTCGTCGTTAAAAAGCACGACCTTGAACTTACTTGGTCGTGGCATATTGACTCCAATGTTGTGAACAGTTTGTTGTTGTGTTGATTCCATAACACTATTTACCGTAAATCGTGGGGGGATTTCTCCCCCCACATTTGGTTATTTAATTTCAATTTTACGAGGTTTCTTCTCTTCTGGAATAATACGCTCTAGTTCAATGAACAGCATACCATTCTCCATTCTTGATCCGTTTACAACTACGTCATCTGCTAGTGTAAAGTTACGTTTAAACTTACGCTGACTGATTCCTTTATGAATCCATGTCCAACCAGGCTGTTCTACTTCGCCTTCTGGATTGTGTTCAATTGTAAGTACACCATCTGCAACAGTAATATCCAAATCTTCTTTGGCAATACCTGCTAGTGCAATTTCAATTTGAAACTTGTTTTCATCTTGTACAATGTTGTAAGGTGGATACCCTGTGCTATTAGCATTGTGTTGTACATATTTGAACATGTCGTCAAATACTCTATCAAAGCCCACTGCATAAGGGGTAAGTTTGTTAATGTCTAATGTAGTTAATCTGTTCATAGCTTTCCTCCTTACGCTTTCAATGCCGCTGTATATGCGGTTGCCATTGATTCTGTTGCGTTTGCCCAAGTTTTAGCAAAATCAGTATTTGCTTCAGCCATAGCTCGTACAGGCTTTGTATACTGTTCACTTGGATCAATTGTGTTTAGGAAAGTTTTTGTTTGTGTGTGGATTTGATCCACAAGGTTATTGAAATATTGTGCTTGCATTATTAATCTCCTTTTAAGCAAGATTGATTGCGTAGACCCTATTGGCATCTACAAGTTTATTTATGTTTGGAGGCTAACCGTGGCCTCCAACGGGCGTATTACGGCGCCACCCTTCTCTCTGTTTTTCTAGTTGTCCCACTACATTTCTTGTCTAGCGGGTCTCCTTTCTAGTTACAGTTCGGAATAATATATGATAGGTTGGATTAAGGATTACCAACAATCGCCTTTGTAGATCCTGTCATAAAAGCGAAGCCTAGCATCGGATAGTTACTTCCAAAACACGCATCTTCATGTCTCCATGCTCATGCGCTGCCACTACAGCTACTAGCCAAGTTACTGCCTCTACGAAGCAGCGTTTCCTTGCACTATCTAACTCGGACCGTCGTCTTTGTTATGTACTTAATATAGTGTTTACTGACACAAATGTCAAGTCTTTTTTACCAATTTTCTTTATTTTTTTCAACTGTTTTTAACCAACGTTTACGAGCTTGTGCTTTTTCACGCTTACGTTTTGCACTGGGTTTTTCATAATACTCGTTTTTACGCATGTCTTTTACCATGCCTTCGTTGTTCATTATCTTTTTTAATTTGCGTATAGCTCTAGTAACATCGTTGTTACGAACTTCCACATAAAGACCACGCTTGTCATGCTCTGGTTTATTAAAGTTCCTGTTCATTCTTTCCTCATTAATACACCGATTAGTCTATTACCATTTAAACTAGGCTTGGCATCCCATTCGGTGTTTTCTAGTGCCGTTTCGATACGTTCCATAATACCAAACCCTTGTTGTTTGTTAGCATTTTCTCTACCACGATATCTGATAACACACTTAACTTTATTACCTTTACTTAAAAACTTCTCGATATTTTTTAGTTTGGTTTCAAAGTCGTGTTGATCAATGCCTAAACGAAATTGCATTTCTTTTATAACAATTTGTTTTTCTCTTTGTTTTTTAGCCGCTTCTTTTTCTTTGCGACTTTGTTCATAAAAGTATTTTCCTGCATCTAATAATTTAGCAATCGGAGGTTCACTTTTTTGATTAATAACAACCAAATCTGCACCTTCACGTTTAGCTATTTTGATTGCTTCGCTTGTTTCAAAAATTCCTAGTTGACCTTGCTCGCCTATTAGTCTAACTTGCTTACAAGTAATGTTTTCATTCACTGGCTTTTTGACTTCGATTTTTTGAAACTTACGCATCAAGTTCAAACCCTTGAATGACCATTTCTGAATATTCTTCTAAGCTATCAAATATCCTTCTATTGGTACTATTTAACAATTTTACAATGCCTTTCTTTTTGTTGTATTCATTTATATATACCACTTTATCGTCATTGATTAGTGTAACTGCTATTCCTAGTTCATTAATATCATCTAAATCAACATAGACAGTGTCACTGAATCTAATCATACTTAGAACCCATGCCATATTGCTTTCGTTGATTTTTCCTGTTGGATGATATATTGTAACACTTACACTTTTAAAAATATTTTCGTATAGTGCTTCTACTTCGTCAATGAAGTCCGGCTTACTACTAATCACTGTAATTATAGGACCACTATCAGGTAATAGCATGTCAGGTGGTGTTACTCTGTAGATTGCATTTTCCCTCATAGGGCTTACGTTTAATCCTCTTTATTTTTAATAGTTATCCGTTTGATAGTTTTACCTGTGCCAGCAAGTCTACCGTCTGGAGTATATAACTTCATCGAGTGTCTTTCGCTAAGTTCTTGTGCTGTTAATTCACTATCTTCACGTGTATCAGTATAAGGGTCATACGGAGTATTGTCAACCTCTTTTTCAAGTTCCTTAGCAACTTCTTCAAGTACCTCTGGATCAGCTTTTTCTAATAATTGTTCAATGTCGTTGTCTGCTACTACAGGTTTTGCTACTACAGGTTCTTCTTGTTTTTCTGCTAACACTGCATTTGCTAGTTCTACGTCATCAATACTACCATCATCTTTTACACCTGCTTGTTCTTCTTCAATTGGTTCAACAACAGGTTCAGGCTTTTTTACCTTAGGTCGCCTATTCCATTCAAAAGTATATTGTGCTGCTATCAATAACATAACAGCAAGCGGATCAAACACAAATATGATTGTAATAATGACCCAGCGAACTGCTTCTTCTAACAAGTTTGTATCTGCTGTTTCTCCATATACAAATTCAGCAATATACTTAATAGGTCCTACTTCAGCTTCTAGTTTACGAGCTTCAGCTTGCAGTGCAAATTTTTCTTCTGTCAATCTATCAATTTCATCGTTGGCTGCTTTAATACGTGCGTTTTGTGCGTCAACTAGTGCATCTAAATCTGCATCTTCGCCTACTTGAATTTGAGCTCTTAATCTTTCAATAACGATTTGTGCATTAGCAATTTCATCTTCTGCCATTTGACGTATTCTAGCGATCTCTGCTCTAGCAGTTTCAATTTTAGGATCATCTTGATTACGTAATTCAGTAATTGTTGCTTGTGCTACTTTACGTGCTTCTCTGTTAGCAGGGATGTCTGTGTTTAATACTGAATCTATTTTAGATTGTATATTTGTTCTTTGTGATTCTAATCCACTTGCAGCATCGTTACGAATGCGGCTAATAGTATCTAATAGTGTTTGCTTACGCTCATTGATGCGCTGTGTTTGCGCTCCTCGCAAATCTTTTACAAGTTCTGTAAGTCTGTTACGTTCAGTATCAACAGCGGTTTGCGCTCTTGTGCGTAAATTAACTTCTTGTGCTTGTAGTTCTGCAATACGAGCTCGTTGCGCTTCTAACCAAGTATTATATGCACGAGTGGTATTTTGTCCAAATAAACCATCGCTAGTAACACCAATCACAGCTTGTCCTTCTCGAATTTTGTCACGCTCACGACTTTGTAGTTTGTTTGTTGTTACAACAATTAAATCTTCTAAAGTAGCAATTTGTTCAAGTATGGGATCAACTGCACTTGTATCTGCTTCTACATTACTGATACGTGCTTCGTATTCGTTTGCTTGTGTGTTAATACGTTCTAAGTCTGCATCTAGTTGTGCAATTTGATCGTTATAAGGTTGAATTTGTTCTTCGATACTTGCAACACTTGTGTTGGCTAATTGTGTTCTATATTCTTCAACTAAACCATTTAATCTAGTTAGTTCGGTATCCAAACTTGCAATTTCATCTTCATACACTGCAACACGATTTGCTAGTGCTGTTTCTTGTGCAGTGATAATTGCTTGTTGTTCGTCAATGCTAGGCTGGCGTCTAGTGTATGCACTATCGATACGTTCTTGTTCTTTGTCAATTTTATCCTGGATACCTGTATCTTGATTAGTTGCATCTGTTTCTGCTTTAGTAATACGCTGTTCTGCTCTATCGATGATTTCTCGTTGTCTAGCAACTTCGTCATCAAATCTAGAAAGTTGTGCTACTTGTTCTTGTGCGGCGGCGGTTTGTTCAATATGTGCTTTAGATAGGAAGCCAAAGATACCCATGCTTGTGATAAACATGAGTACCAAAACTGCAATACTGAGATATGTTCTCATCCACCAAGCGGCTTTGCTCCAGTATCTATGCAGCCATACAGCGGTAACCAATTTACCAACTTCTAATACACCGCCCATGATAATAATAGGAATTGCAGCGGCGGCGAAAATAGCAACTAGACCCGCTACACTATAATAGATTGCTACAGCACTAATGCTTAGTGCTATGAGCATTACGAAAATACCAAATATCATTTATTACTCTCCAAATCTTTCGGCATAACCTTCGTCGATTAACTGTTGGTTAATGTCAACTTGACTGCCATCTGGATTTATTGAATATAATTTTCCCATAACTCTGCCTGCTTTGCCTCTTTTGTTTACTATTGTTTCACATATAAACTCAGAGCCTATTAGGTCCGCCAATCTATTTTTACTGTGTAGTGCTTTTGCTTTAGCACTTTCATCGTGACTACGGATGTCTTCAACGTTAACACCGTATAATTTTATTCTTTGTCTAATGGTAACATTAAATCCCAAGTCGATGATTGCATCAACTGTATTACCATCTATGACTCTTATTGTGTTGCATTGATACGTGTACATTGCAAAATCCTTTGTCTTATAACTATTTATTGGATTTCGCTTGTGCTAGCCATTGTTTTGCTTGCGGCATACGTGGAGGTGTGTCTAAAAATCTGTGTAAATCTTTTTCAACTTCACGGAAGTTTGCTGCACGTTCTGGATCTTCTAAGCCGCCGCTGTTGTCTACTACAATAAAGTTGCCAGTACCAAAAACCTGTTGGAATGCCATAATGTTTTGCTGTACAGCATTCCACATTTTTTCAACTTCTTTTGGATCTAAACTTCTAGGACGTTGTTGATTGCGTTGTTGTGCAACATCTAAGCTGGTGTTAACAAAGATCATCATTGTTTCATAGCCTAGGCTACGCAATGCTTCACTAGCACGTTTAATTTTAGCAACATCTTTGCCCGTGCCGTCGATTACCAAACCCAAGCGTCCTTCAATATGGCTGGCTTGTTTGCGCTGTGTAATTGCTTTGGCTTTGTTGCGAATCTCTTGTCCTTGTGGACTAAAGATTGTTTCAGGATCAAGCGGCAAATTTTCTTTGCCCATCATATATTCATAAATGTCGTCACTGTTAACCGTGCGAAGACCGGTGCCCTTGAGTAGTTTTCCAGACACAAAGGACTTTCCACTACCAGGACCACCAGCCATGAATACTGCTTTAAAAATGTGAGGGTCATTTGGACCCTCATCTATAATTTGTGATATGATTTCATTAACTAGCATAAAACTATTTATGCTATTTGGTAGTTAGTCCCAACGATAAAAAATATGGACACCAATACGACCAACCAATTGAAAATCACGAGCCCAGTTTGGACCAACATAATGAGCGTGATAATGTGTTGCGCCTTCTGTTAGTCCTCGTCCTTGATCCCATTGCATCATGTTATATGCAATTTGCTGAGCATCTACCCAAGCATCTAAATTCGTAGGCCAATCTGATTTGCCGTCACAGTACCAAGAGAACTGACACATATTACGAACCATTTGTCCGTTAGCGTGTTGCCGTCCTTGTTGTACTACTTCACATACTGTGTTAGGATAACGTGTGTCTTGTACACGATTCAAAACTACATCAGCAACTGCAATTCTATCAGCGTGATTACTTCCTCGTGCTTCATAATAAATGTTCTGTGCTAAACACCACATCTGTGGTCGTTCTTCAGCTGTATAAAGTCCATGTGCATTAGCATTTGCAACCGTAGCAAATACTAGCATTAACAATGCGGTTACGTAAATTTTCATGTCTGCTCTCACTTCCTTATGTTTATTTACGTTTAAAGTTCACCAAAGTTGATTTGTTCTCTAACACGACCATTGTCGTCTAGTAGAATAACCGTACCGTCTTGAATATTTCCTTTTTTTGTATATCCTTGACGATTTTTGATCAACTGTTTCATGTGTTTTATTGCCTGATTTTTACTGCTAAACAAGTCACATTCTTTAGTACGAACGCCGCCTTGGTTGTTATAAAACACGGTTTCCACTTCATATGTTGACATCATAGTTTTCTCCTAACTACATACAATATAATGTACCTTAAGTTAGATGTCAAGTTCAAATTGATATCCAGGTGCTTGTTTTTCAAACTCATATACAATTGCTTGCTTACGAGCAATCATGTTTTGCAAACTAGAGATAGCCATACGCTTCTCATCGCTTGCACCTTCTTGGAATGCAATGATTGCATTTTCAAGTGTTTCGATATCATGAAGTTCTTCTACCATATTTGGTCTCCTAATTAAAGTCTGCAGGACGAAGCTCAATAGCTTCTTCTAATTCAGCATACATGGTATATAGGTGTGCTGTCAACTGTTTTTTTACACTGTTTTGAAGTGGCATACTCATAATAAGTTCATCTACTTCATCTAATTTGCTATCTATAGCTTCAAGTGTATCTTGTACTGACATTATTTTCTCCTTATAAAAATCCATTTTACAACTTTGAAAGGATTATCTTTACGGAAGATTTGCGCAGGAATACCTAGTTTCTTAGCAGCCTTTATCGCTTCTTCTAGAGTTTTATAATGACCTATTGTACCAGTAGCACTTGTAAAAACACTAAACATCTGAGTCCTCCTTTAGTGCGTTCCAAAGTTTTTCGGGGATAACGTAATAGCCTTGTGCAGCACGAGCTGCACAATATGCTTTGTATGTTGGGTAACTAATTGCTAACATTAAAGTTGCTCACATACTGCGTGACCTTCTGACAGGTCAACTACAACAACAGTTTCCTGCACAGGGTACTGTGTAATAAAATCTGATGCTGCTTGGAAGCTGGTGAAAAAGAATGATTGCTGACGGTCAAAATCTACTACTGCAAACATAAGTAACTCCTTTGTCTAACTTACATATATAATGTAACATCAAGACGTCTTACTGTCAACAAAAAAGTGCAAGAAAGAATCCTTGCACTTCAATGACTTATAATTTTTTTTAGGAAAAATCAATGTCTGGATATTTTTCCTTCATGCGAGCACGATGTGTTGCCATATCAATCATACAGTACACAGAACCCAATACAAAGTACAGTATCATGCCGCCAAACATAGAACTGTCTACGTCCCATGCCATAATGTAGCGGAAAAATGACATACATGCTACCAATGCAGTTGCACTAACTGCAAGAATTTTTGTAGCATTAAATGCAATCTTGGCAAACTCGATTGCTGTTTGTTTATAAAGTGTGTTACTCATTTGAGGTTTCCTTTTCTGTCTGAGTAGTTAGGTGGGCATCATTGCCCGGTTAAATTGTCCTCCCTAAGTACTGCTCCTGTATTATACTGCCTCAAAGCCAAACATGGCTACCTTATATTTTTTATTGCCAACCAACATGTAGTCGCCTACTGATGTTGACCGGAGACCCATTCCACCTTCGTGCAACGGTGCCATTACTGTAACAGCGTCATTGTAGTCGCCGTTAGTTTCCCCATTTTCAAAAAATTTCTCTTTGCGGCTCCATGAGCCCATTACGTTGTTTGTCCAACGATATGCATAGTTCATAGCTTCTTCGTCACTTGTACCATCTGGCACATCAACAAATGCTACTGTGTTAGGTGTATCTTCAAACGCCGAGTGAATAACTGCTACTTGCATATCTAAGTTCCTCTTTTTTCAACTTACATATACATATTACACTCAAGATGTCTTACTGTCAACCTCTTTTTTGTCTTTTTTTAAAATTAATTTTGTTCGGGTTCCATTGGAAATCCAATGTCATGTCCGTTTTCATCTAGCACAACATCAGGAGTATGTGACTCTTTAATGATTTGTTGTACGCTTTCCCAAGTTGGTTTATTGTCGTCTGGGATATTTATTTCTCGTGTCCATTCAACCGTTGTGCTTGTACTTTGACACGCTGTTAATAACATTACCGACATTAATGTTATACGTAACATTAGAATTCCTCGAACATCTTAGGATCGTAATCAATAGTTACAGTTGTAGTTTCTGTTTCGTTCCACAACTTAATATCATGCATTAGATTATTAATTGCTTCATCTGTCCAATTATGCTCAAGCTCTGCATGAATCCCGTTTTCAAAATGTTTCCAATTATAGTAGTTACTAACTTCAACAGGATCACAAGGATCATAACCTTCGTCAATAATATCTTTGAGAAGATGCTTATCTTTAATTCCGCTTTTTCGAATAGCTCTTTCAACTTGGAAATCAATTACATCAGTCATTAATCACACTCCGGAAATTTATGTTTCACAACTTGTTCAATTGGCTTGAAGTGGCCGTTCATATGTTCTGCTATATATGTTTTAGGTTCTTCTGTACCAAATCTAAATATGGCACTTTTTGCCATATTAAATATTTCTCGTTTATTACTGTTGATTAATGTATCTGCAGGATCGCTGTCGCCAATCTCTTCTAAATATCGCAATGCATATGTTGCAATATCTTCTACACTTAGTGGGACCTCTACCTTTGCCAATATTCTTCTACCGTTGCCAGTGTCTTTAGACCTCATTATTTTGCCTTTCAATGCCTATATATAATTTACACGATGTGCCATGACATCTCTCCATAATTTCTTACTTAGTAAGAGTTTATGGCAAGACGACTCGAATGTCAACAAAAAAGATTCAAAAAAATGCATTTTTTTGTTGACATAGTATTTATACTTCAAGATAAGTGAATCTGACATCCCAATTGACATTTGAACTTGTATCACCTTTAACTTTAACACGGAATGCTCCGCCGTCGATTTCAGCAGTAAAGTTCCAGCCGCTGTAAAATAATGTCCAATCCGAATTTTGATCTGGAGGTAATGCTCCGCCAGATATAGCTGTAGTTGCTTCCCAAATATTGCCATCATATTCAACAAGATCTGATGTATTATAAGAAACCATTGGATCCCATACAGCTTGAACAACATCTGCTGTACTACGCTGGTAATCTGTTTTCATTATAGTATTACCTACAATCGAAGGTGTTCCTGTACTATTGTCTACTAGACCTTCAATTTTAAATGCTTGTTTTTGTCCAGCTACACTGCCGCCAATTGCATATGCTGTAAAGAACCAAGTTTTACCTACTGCTGGCTCAGGATATGCGCCATTGACTTGTATTGCAACTGCTGAAGATCCACTAGTTGCTACTGTTGTCTTTTTCACATTAGGATCACCACTAATGTCAACAGTGTCTGTGTTTTGTGTGAAAGTAATACTATTGTCTGAACTTACTAGAGTTTTAAATTCAAAGTTATTAGTATTACGTTGTTTGAATACTTCAACGCCGCCGCCAACATTGCTACTAGTTATTTGGTCACCAATTTGGATATCGTCTGTGTTTTGAGTAACAGTTATGCCACCAATCGATGTAATGCTTCTTAGTTCACTTACAGTTCCTGCTAGCTGTTTAAATACTTGTGCACCTGCTCCAACGTTTGATACACTTGCTGTGTTACTTGAAAGATCATTAAGTGTTGCAAGGTTTTTCCAAGTACTAGTATCTCCAAAATATGCTTCTATTCTATTAGAATCGCTGTTGTAACGTATTTCACCAACTTCTGTATTAGGACGTTGTGCAGTATTACCAACAGGAATTTTAACTGCGGCAGTTCCTGGAATACGTGTGTTTTCAGCTAGTTCAACTCTAATGTTTCCAGCTTTACCATCTCCGTTAACAACTTGTGTTTCGCCTGCTTTGCCTTCAACTGCACGAGCTCTACTAACTCCACTGTCTTTAACAATTAAGCCATCGCCTGATTCTAAATTTAGATTGTTTAAAAACTCAAACAGTGTACTTGTAGCTTGCTCATAGTCTAACATTGTACCTGTGTTAAATGTTGCTGTATCTTTTCTAACAAATATTGTTAAGATATCAGTTCTAACAACAATATCATCTGTGTTTGGACTTAGTGCTAGCTGGCTTACTTCTCCGCTAACAATATAAAGTGTACTACTGCTACCTCCGAAGTTGTTAATAACTGTAGTGTTACCCACTGTACTGTTAGTGCCGGCAATATTGCCAACATCTGTTACTAGTCCGCCAGCTGCATACCCTGGACTGTTTGGTACTGTAGGGACAGACCCTTCACTTTTCTGTTCTTCTGATTGTTGTTGAGTAGTTGTGTATCCAATAATATTACCACAGTAATCATATACCGGCGTTTGTGTATCAACTGGAGGCAACGGATTGTCTAAGTTATCTAATAGATTTAACATTTCGTCATCTAATAACAAATGGAAAATATTAGGATATTCTATTACATCGCCGTCCATTACTCTGTTACCATCAGAATCATATGAACTATTATAGCTGTATTGTACAGGGTAATCTGCTAGGTTATCGTATACACCTTTTAACTGAGATGCAAGTCTTGCATTACCTGAAACACCACCGGTATTTGGATTATGTAGTACACCTATTTCGCCATTGCACCCACTGTCAGGCGTTCCGAATTGACTACCCCCAAGTGAATATGCACCGCTAATGTTGTTTTCAAAGTTAATAAGATTTGTAATTCTGTCGCCAATGCCAATGATATCATTTTTAATTGCATCAAGTTCGCTTTGTAGTAAACTACCACTTGTAATTGCTCCGATATTATTTGCAATACGACCTAACACGCCGCCGTTGAACACGTTAGCATTAAACCCACCGGTGCCTAAACACGCACATACTTGATCTGGAAAAATACTTCCAATGTCATCTACTATCGATTTACCTGCGCCTAAGAAGCTACCAAATGCACGTTCTAACATATTGGGAATTGCAATAGGATCTACAGGTTGCGCACAGAAATTAATCAAGTTAGCTACCTGTTGTGCTTCTGCAAGCACTCCGTTTAGTCGACCTAGCACTTCGTCAAACTTTGTATGATCCATAAATTGCTGCAAAGAACCTTGCAGCTGATTTAGTGCATCGTATAATTCTGCTTGAAGATTAGGAATACCTAGCAATGCATTGATGTTAGCATACAAACAAATTTGTAAGTTAGGCATTTTTAAGCCATTACCACTAAGTGTTTGACATAGTATCTCTCTAAGTGTAAAACTATACTGCGCACTTGCCGCTATTCTAACAGGGCCTGTACCTGAACTAGCAGTTCCACTAATATGATGTCGTGCATCTAAGTAATCGTTTACATTTTGTAAACCAGCTTTAAAATCTCTAAAACTCATGAACCGTTTCCTGCTCTAACATTAGGGCTTGCTTGTCTAGCTTTTGGATTACAATGACTATCTCCAGGGCAAAGTTTATCTGGCTTTGCTGGATCACTTTGTAAAATTACAGGAATTGCGTTTGCTCTAACTTTTCCTACTGTATCAGTAGCTATCAATGATCCAGCGCCGTGTGAGTTTGTGTCACCGTCTATGCTAATAAATCTGCCATTAACTCTAACGTTGGAACATTGAGTTATTGTTCCAGCACCGCAATCTCTACTATCAAATTGTCTGTGTACATATCTTGCCATGCAAGTATTTATTAGAGTTTTAGACTCTCACCTAAAGGTAAGCTACTTGCAGGTGTAATTCCACTTGTGTTTTGCATGTAATTATCTGCTAGTGCTTTAATAGGACGAGAAATTGCTACTACAAGATTCTTGTTAATCACTACAGGGCTACTATCATGTGCATCGATGCTCATTAGCCAAGGAATAAGCATTGCTTGTCCGTTTGACGGATTAAGTGTTAGTACTGTTGGCTTAACTACTTTTAATTCGCCGCCCACATCTGCATCGAACCTAGCAACTAGTTCTTCTCCTGTACTCAGTTTAACAGTAACAGGGTCGCCTTTTTTATAATTTGAAATCACTAACATCTATAACTTCTCCTATGAGTTCTTTTACTTTTTCTGGATTCATACGTACAAGTGCTTGCCCGCCGCCAGCTACTAGTAGTTTTCCATTGTGATAAAGTTGGGGCATAGTTTTATGCCCCTCACTTAGTAAAAACTCACGAGCTTCAGGATTGGTATCCACTCTAATTTCTTCGTATTCAATTTCGTGTTTTTTCAAGTATTGTTTTGCCATTTCACAGTACGGACACAATGGTTTACTGTATAATGTAATCATAGTTTCATGTCCGAGAATGTGCTACCGTTAACATCTTGTTTAACGCCGCCAATGACATAACTTGAAATTTCTGTTTCTTGTGGAGCAACTTGTACTTCTGCACCTGCGATCCACTTTTGTGTCCACGGTAGCGGGTTGCTCCCGCCCTTGTATGGACTTGGTAATCCTACTGCGGTCATACGCTTGTTAGCAGTCCACTCTACATATTCATTGAGTAGTTGTGTGTTTAATCCAATCATTGATCCGTCTTTAAACAAATATTCTGCCCATGCTTTTTCTTGGTCAACGGCATCAACAAACAACTGTACCATTTCAGCTTCAGTTTCTTTAGCAATTTTAGCAAAGTCCGGGTCGTCTTTTGGCATAAGTTTTAACAAAGTTTGCGTACTACCCAAGTGTACATTTTCGTCACGACAGATAAGTTTGATGATTTTGGCGTTGCCTTCCATTTTTTTAAGTTCAGCAAATGCCCAACTACATGCGAATGAAACATAAAAACGCACTCCTTCTAAAATATTAACACTCATCATTGCTTTCCAAATCAACTTTTTAAGTTGATAAAGATCGACTGTAATCTTTTTACCATTAACAGTATGAGTTCCTTCGCCTAATAGGTTGTACCACATACCCATTTCGATTAAGTCATCGTAGTTCTTAC